CTGTTATTTCCATTCCTTCCTCCTTTTTAAAATCCCCGCCAAGACCGGAAAAAGTTCCGGCAGGACGCCGACCAAAGCGACTCGGCGGGGGATAGGTCTGGATAAGCCGTTAAAAGTAAAACTTAATCAGGTATATTTTTACAGCAACAAAGATTGTAAATATCCCAGATGCTAAAAATCCGAAAACTATGAGCGTGACTAATACAGCCTCAGATGATGGTACGTTGTCTTCGTTATTTGGCATTTTCTTTATCCTCACAATTGATAAAAGATGTGATTGTTTATTCTCTTCGATTGCTTCGACGACTTTATCCAGCTTGGCTTGCAGTCATATCGCGCATAGTGGTTATATATGTCGGCTGTCGCCGTCTCCCATGCTTTTCTTGCGGTCTCAAGAGCCTTGGCTGATAGCTTCGCTTTTTGTGTGGGCTTGTGGGTTTTGGGATGCCAGCACGAGAATTGGTGAGGTTGTAAAACTACCTGTTCGGCTGTCTTATTCTTTTCTTCCATCCGCTTTTTTATAACGCTGGCAACGGCTACCTGCCCTTCAAACGTTTCGCCTCGGGCCTCGTATGCAATCGTCTGGATTGCGATTTCATCGGCCTTTACTTCTGCCGGGCGCATGACGATAAAAAGTAGTGCTAAAAGAGAGATAATGATTACCGGGATTACGTACCAGTGGAAGGTTTCCCGGCATTCCCGGTAAAATGCCTCCGTAGGAGTCTCTGCCCCTTCGTCCTTTATCCTCTCAAAATGCTCGAAGTCTTCTTGGTTTTTAAAGCCTAACATGGTCATTGGTCGTTCCTTTCTTTAAATTTATTACTCATCAAAAAGCTTGCCAGGTATGTTGTCTTCTGGCTTATACCATTTCAGCGTACGGTCTCCCTTTGAGGGATATGCAATCGCCAATCTCCCGCAAGATTGACATTCCCAAACATCTCTAAGAATAGAACATAATTTGTCTGCCTGTATTTGTCCGTCATCAGATATTACATCACGCTGATAACCAGAGAGAAGATACCCCTCCACGCTGGACGGACTACAAACGTTTGATAATTGATTGCCGCAGGGACAGTTAACTTTTGACATTCTAAATCCTTTCTTTAAAAATCCCCCGCCGGTTCGACTGGGCAGTCACGGGCGGCAACCCGTCCGGCAGGGGAATAGTTATATGTAGTCCTTCGGAATTTCCTTCTTCCAGTCCCACGCGACTTCGCAGTCAGGGCATTCTCCGAAGCTGTCGTCTTCTCCCTCATTGTAGAGTCGTCCGCATTTGGGGCATTCAAGCTGTGTGTCGGTATGCCCCAGTGTTTTTTCTTCTTCGATCTCTACGTAGAGGTAGGCTCCGTCTTTGAGGAGGTTTGCATACCAGCCCTGCGCCTTGTGATGCTTAGAGAAGATACAGGCAGAGAGGGTTATGATTTTCCAGCCGTCATTTTCCAGCTTTTTTATCGTTTCGTAGGTTATTCTTTTCATTTTTGGTCGTCTCCTGTTGTTGGTTGGTCTTGTGCTACAACAAAAGAATATCACGCCGATATTGACTTGTCAATACCTTTCTTAAAATTATCCGCTTCTCTTATAACCTCGTCAATCTTGGTCTCAATCGCCCAGCACATCTTCTTCCCTAATATACGGCAGGCGCGTCGGTACTTGTCGCGTTTCGCTGGCGATAGTTTAAAGCACATCATTACCTTAGGTTCTTTTATTCGCATATTCTTTTTGTCCCTTCCTCTTTTTCTATTCCGTTGATTATATCTTTTATCGTTTTTGCCAGGATATACGCCTCTCCTGTGCGTATACAGTGGTCTCTAAACTCTGCCTGCCCGTCGAGCAATACCCCGTCAGGGGCTTTCAACTCTAACCAGTACTGCCTTTTTTCTGTCCAGAAAATAAAGTCGGGAATTGATTTGCCGTGTTTATGGCATATCCCGTTTTCAATGCGCTTGTAATCCTTAATCTTTTTATATGATTTCAGGAAAGGATAAACTTCTTCATTGCGAAACCGGGCTTCCCTCAAATCCCGTGGGCCTTCTTCTTTCTTGCGCTTTTTTCGAGGCTGTTTCAAGTCCTCCGGCTTCCCCGACATCAACGCGGTCATATTAGAGAAGGCTTTCATCTGCAGCTCCAGTTTCTTGCTCATGTCTTAATCATACCACATGGTAAATATTTTTCAATATTTTTCTTGAAAAAGATTGACCGTGTGGTATATTGGGTGTAGAAGTTAACCATAAAACAAGGAGAAAGACCGAATGGAAAATTTACCAGCAGCACAAAAAACACCCAACGACATGATTTCAGCGGCACTCGCAGGAGGAGCAGATCTCGACAAACTGCAAAAATTGCTGGAAATGCAGATGATCTGGGAGGGCAATGAGGCGCGGAAAGCCTTTAATAAGGCGATGGCCGCGTTTAAGGCTCTGCCTATCAAGATTGAAAAAGACAAGACGGTAAAATATAATCAAACAAAATACCAACATGCAACCCTCGGGAATATCGTCGAGAAGATTTCCGAAGGGCTGAGTCAAAACGGGCTTTCTGTTTCTTGGCGCACACACCAAAACGGCAAGATCGTTGTTGCCTGCCGAATTTCTCACGAGCAGGGCCATTTTGAAGAGACCTCACTGTCTGCCGACGCCGACACTTCCGGCTCTAAAAACTCAATCCAGGCGATAGGTAGCACAATAACATATTTACAGAGATATTCCCTGTTGTCGCTTCTGGGGCTTGCAACGGATAACGTAGACGACGACGGTCGCGGAGCAGTTGAGGAGCTTCTCGACGACAACAAAAAGAAAATAATCGAGGACTTAATTATCTCTTCTAAAGCCCCGCGTGACCAGTTTTTGAAATATATGGGAGTGGACGCGGTTGAGAATATTCCGGCGTCGCAGTTTGCTAAGGCCAAGATGGCACTCATGGAAAGGGCGAAGAAATGAAAATGATCAGCGTAGCCCAACGTACTCCGGAATGGTATGCCGCAAGAGCAGGCAAGCCAACAGCCTCAGGCTTTGACCGCATCGTCACATCCGACGGTAAGCCCAGCAAACAAGCGCAAAAGTATATGTACCAACTGGCCGGTGAGAAAATTTTAGGTATGCCAGAAGAGACCTATCAGAATGCCGCTATGCAAAGAGGCGTTGAGTTAGAAGCAGAGGCAAGGCAATATTATGAGCTGGTAACGGGCACGACGGTTCAAGAGGTCGGGTTTTGCCTTGATGATACGGAGTCTTTCGGCTGTAGCCCTGACGGGTTAGTTGGAGAGGACGGATTGATTGAGATAAAGTGTCCGTCGCTGGCTGTGCATGTTGATTATCTCTTGCGTGGTGCATTGCCATCAGACTACATCCAGCAAGTGCAGGGACAGCTCTTGGTTACTGGCCGGAAGTGGTGCGACTTTGTTTCTTATTATCCAGGGATCCGGCCCCTGGTTGTCCGCGTTGCCAGAAACGAAGATTTTATAAAAAAACTTTCCGTGGAGTTGGAATTGTTCTGCGCGGATTTAAAAACAGTCATAAACAAAATACAATAAAAGGAAACAAAAATGGCAAATGACCTACAAACTATCGTGCAGGAAAGCGGGCTTGAAAAGTCTAAGGCTCAATATATTCTGGATAATTTCCAGAATTACTTTGACATCGCGGCAGAGTGGGAAAAGCGAGCAAAGACGCTGGTTGTTACCGATGCATCGCAAGAAGTTGAAATGAAATTGGCCCGTACTGGCAGACTGTTTTTAAAAGAAAAAAGATTGGCTATTGAGAAATCACGCAAAGAGTTGAAAGAGCAATCGCTCCGCGAGGGGAAAGCAATAGATGGGATTGCCAACGTTTTAAAAGCCTTGATTGTTCCTGTTGAGGAATATTTAGAAAAGCAGGAAAAATTTGTTGAGTTAAAAGAAGAGGCAGAACGCGAAGCAAGAAGGCAAGAGATTGAAAGAAGGATGGAAGAAGAGCGGATTGAAAACGAACGGCTTGATGCTGTCGCTAAAGAAAGAAAATTGGTCGCGTCTGAATATCGGCAGTTCTGGCCGAAAGAAGAGCCTGACTTTCGGGGCATGAGCCAAGAAGTTTTTGAAAAGGGCCTTGCGCTCCTAAAAAAACAAAAGAAAGACTACGAAGATGAACAAGCCCGGATAAAAGCAGAAAACGAAAGGCTCAAGCAGGAGGCCGAGGCCGCAGAGCGGAAGGCCAAGGAAGAGAAGGCAAGACAAGAAAAGATACTTGCAGAAGAAAAAGCCAAGTCCGAAGCCGAAAGAAAGAGACAGGAAGAAGCGCTACGCAAGCAGAAAGAAGAAGCTGAGAGAATACAGCGTGAGGCCGACGCTAAGGCTAAGGCCGAACGTGACGCGCTTGAAGCGAAGGCTCAAGCAGGAGGCCGAGGCCGCAAGAGCGGAACAGGCAAGGCTTGAAGAAATGCTTAAAAATAAATGTGTATGTCCGAAGTGCGGGCATACTTTTCAAATCAAAAGATAAGGAGATAAAGACAATGGTAAAACGCAGAGGCTCAGCACCAGACACAGAACCGCAAAACAGTTTTCAAAAGCCGTCGGAAGGGTGGCATGAATTCCAGGTTGTGGACGTAATTGAAGATAAAAACAATGACGATGTTGTCGCCGTAAAGCTCGAAGTTAAAGGCGGGAAAGAAGAAGGCCGGACGCTTTTAAATAGATGCTGTCTTGATTTTGAGGCTAAAGGCTTTGGGTTCACTCGTCTTTTCCTGAAAGCTATTGGCGAGCCGTGCCGCGGAGACATTGAAATTGACACTGACATGTGGATTGGGCGCGAATTAAAAGCGTTGGTTGTCCACAACGAAGGAACGGACAGGCAAACGGGAGAACCGAACGGGAAGTTTTATGCCAATATCGTAGAGTATCAGTTTGATGCGCCGGCAGAAAAGCCCCGCATCTTGCCTCAAGGCTACCCGCCCGAAACAGCAAAGGCTCTGAGTGATGGCCCGTTTGGCCCGCGCGATATCGTCCAGCCAGCCCGCGCCGTAGAAACGGCCTGGGATGATGATATGAAATAAGCGTCGCGCTGGCAAGCGTTCAGCGCGTGGATTGAAACAGAGAACATCACACTGACAAATCACCCGTCCGGTTGCCGCCCACGCGGAGCGGTCTTGAAGAGAGCTGGACGGGTGTTTTTTTTATTAGAAGCCCCCTTCTAATAAAATATAAAAAATAATATTCCTCGACGCTGGCGCGGTAAAAATTATTAGGACAGTTGACTTTTGCGTGTTTTGTGGTATAGTGGTTACATGCAAAGAGAAATGACAGGCGACATTTTATAGATTTATTTAAAGACACCAAAGGGGTGTCTTTTTTTATGCCCTCAGGCGCATCCTGACATTCTCTTTGCAGATTTTGTCCGCGCTTGGGGGCTTTTTATTTTGAGGTAAGAATATGACCGACAACCAATATTTAGACATGCTGGCCATGGAAGATAAATATACCCCGAAGCCTTCTATATGGCAAATTGCCAAAGCATTCCAAGAATGCCGTAAAATCGCGCAGAATGAGGCCAAGAAGCTATCCGCTCGGGTTGAGGGATATAATATAGCCATGCTTCGGCATCCGGTCCCTGAGATCATTTTTTGCTGGATGAAAATAGACCGTAAAATCAAGAGGTATAATGAACTTAAGAAGTTTTTAGAATATACAAAGCCGTCACGTGTTGGCGATCTGAGGGAAGACGACAAGCAAAAAGCAAAGAATACGCCTATAATAAGCCTGTTCAATTTCCGGCGCAGAGGCTCGAAAGTCGCTTGTCCTTTCCATCCCGACAAAACGCCAAGCGCAATAATCAATAAAAATAATACTTTTCATTGTTTCTCTTGCGATTTGCACATGGATTCAATAGCTTTTATACAAAAATTATATGGAATTTCTTTCAACGCGGCAATAAGGAGGCTTACCAATGGGGATTGAAGAAAAGATGTTGGAAGGTGTTGAACCAGAAAAGAGCCTTGCTTTTGCAATGGATTTTTGCCGGAAACATAAAACTATAGCGTTGGCGGAAAGCCAGAAAATTTATGTTTACGAAGAGTCGTCCGGATATTATAAACAGATAGCATCTGCCCGTAAAACAACAAGCATTGAAAACATGATTGCATCTTTGCCCGGAGGGATAAAACTAACCCCCAGGAAAAGACAAGATGTGATAGATAATATACTGATGCTATCCGTTATCGCAATTGAAAAAACGGATCCCGCCGGTTTTTTGTGCCTTAAAAATGGGATTTTAAATCTGAAAACGAAAGAATTATCCGCCTTTTCTTCAGAAATGTTTTTTTTAAGTCGCCTTGAATATCCATATACTCCCGAAGCCCCTGCTACTCTTTGGGAAAAATATCTACATGAATCACTTCGTGGAGATATAAACAAAATAAAACTTCTCCAAGAGTTTGCAGGTTATTGCTTTTTTAAAAGCTGTAAATTTGAAAAAGCCCTTTTGTTGCATGGCCCCGGGAGCACCGGCAAAAGCGTTTTTGTTGATACGCTAAGAAATATTATTGGCAGTAAAAACTGTTCTGCCGTCCCGCTTGAGGGGCTTTCCGATGCCTCAGCCAGATGCGATATCCGAGGCAAAAAAATAAACATTGATTCAGACCTCACCGAACACGCCCGATATTATGAGGGTATTTTTAAAAAGATAGTATCTGGCGAGGCCATATTCTTTAATGAAAAATATCTTCCGACGACCTCTCAAGACGTTTCCTGTAAATTGATTTTTTGCGTAAACAACTTTCCATATATTCATGATTCAACAAATGCCTTCTACCGTAGACTTTTGAGCGTCCAGTTTGATAATATTTTCTCAGGGCCGGACGCAGACGTGGATTTAAAACATAAATTTGCCACACCAGAACAGCTTACCGGAATTTTTAACTGGATTTTAATCGGATATGACCGCTTGATCGCTGAAAACAAGTTCTCAGAAAACATCTATTCTAAAAAATTCAATGAAGAACTCCGCAAAGAGAATAACCCCCTGCTTGATTTTTTAGAAGATTGCCTGGAACTAAACCAGAATGTTTGTATAACAAAAAAAGATGTTTGGGAATTATATAAAAATTGGATTGTTGCTAACGGTCATAAAAACTTTTTACCTTTCAAGAAATTTAACCGGAAATTGCTTGAGGAATATCGAGGCAAAAAAGTCGAAAGCGTACTACAGCCCTTTGGTGATAGGGTGCATGGCTGGCATGGATTAGATTCCGTAAGCATTCCAGTGAGTCAGAAGTGGATTTTAAAATGTGAAGAATAAGAAAAATAAGAGATTTTAACGGAGCGGAACTTTTCCAAAGGTTCCGCTCTTTTTTTTGAAAACCCTGTTTTGGAGCGGAAAACAGGAGCGAAGAGCGGAAATAAAAAATGTTCCGCTCAATGTTCCGCTCCTGATAAGCCTTTATATCCCATATGCTTATATACTCCGGAGCGATAATATACCTTACCCCCCCCCTAAAATTACTAAAGTAAATATAGTATACGTAGAGACGTATAGAAACTTCCCCCCCCCTGTTCCGTAGTTCCGCTCCATGTTCCGCTCCGTAGTTATCCTAACCAATCCAGTGAGCCAGACTAACTGAAAAAATAATAATTGGCAGTCTACAACATACAGTGCTAACAAAAATAAACAAAAAAAAGCCCGGATGGTTAGTCCGGGCCGGGGGAAACTTAGATCGCCGCCAATATCCTGCGTTTCATTTTTTTCGTTTTTCTTTTTTCTTTTTTCAGTGCACGGGACGCGCTGTCCCTGGCTGACTGTAGTTGGTCATGCGCCGTTTGTAGACGGGCATGCTTCGAGGCTAACTGTGCATAGCTGTCATTAGCCTCGTGCTTACTGGCTTCCGCTTCTTTGTACATTTTTTCGGCGCATGAGACTATGTCCCATGCAATTTTGGATATTTCCGTTATCATATCCGCTAAGAATAGCGGGTATGTATGGATACGAGGTCTGCGCTGATTGCTAGCGATATACACATCCCGACAGAGTTTTACAGGGTGCCGAGTCCTGCGACTTAAATCGAGTATCCGCTTGTATGCTAGCGGATGCAGGGCTCTATCATAGCCCGCTATGCCAACGCCGTAATCTAGTAAGCGTATTTTCACAGCGCCATCGCTGCCGATGGCCGTTGTGCGCACCTGACTGTACTTTTCTAAGCCCGGCAACCCGCATCCGGTCTCGGTTATAATCTCGTTAATCATGTTGTCCATGTGCTTTTTTTCTTCTTTGCACATGTTGTTCCCGAATTTTAAATAGAAATTCATGCTGGTCTCTCCTTTTTTTTGGCTTCCGGGGCATATTAGCCCCGGATATTAGTAATTAGTTACTTGACCCGGTGTATTACAGGCGTACAACATCCGCCTGTTGTAACACGATCCACATCTGCTCTGCAGACCGTGGGGCAATCCGTGCTATCTTATATGCCACGGGCTGGGTAAGGCGGGCAATGGCTGCTGATATGCCACGTGCTCTGCCTATCGGGGACACGTACTCTCTCCCCACGGTGCCCCATGCGATATATATCATCGCCTCTACCGCCTGCTCCTTAGTTATTGCATCCTTAAGATTTGACCTGCCTATATTTGTAGCTTGCTTCTTTGTCATTTTATTCATCTGGTCTCTCCTTTTTTTTGTGGCTCCCGGTGCCTGCCTCATGCCTGCCCCTCAACCCACAAAATAAGTATATACTAAGCGGCTTGCTGTGTCAACATCTTTTTTAATCTTTTTTTTATTTTTTTTCTCAGCGTCGAGATGAGCCTCAAAAAGGCCTCTCTACTCTATATGTGCAAGCCGCTTGCTGTCCCCTCAGCCTTGCGCCGCGCTATCCGCTCCGATCTGATAGCCCTTGCCTTTGCCAGCGATTCCCTCGCCGCTTGCCCCTTGGCGGGGCTTTTAGAGCTTCCGCCGCGCTTGCCCTTAGCTCGCATATACTCGCTTATAATGGCCTTTTTCGCTTGATTTTCCATGGTCATGATTGCACCTCCTTTCTGTCTTCTCAACATACACTAAGCAGCTTGGTATGTCAAGCCTTTACATTTATCTACTTTTATGCTAGTCTATGTCCTGGGGTTTTCTTTTTTTATAAGTGTTTGGTAAATAATTATTTATAATTTTTAAAAGGGGTTTTTATGGGTGGCGTAGGTTCGGGAAGAAAATCGAGGTTTGATGATCTTAAGATAGCCCAACTTGCAGAGATGTCTGTTTTGTGGGCATTAAATAATTTTGAGAAATTATCAAATGACGATAAGATGAAAATCCTGACGACGGTTGCTGCAAAATATATCGTGCAAAGAGTAGGGGGGGAAGGATTAATACAGAACAGATTAATTATAATTAGACCAGATGGCAAACAAAACAGCACAGAGAATAGCAAAGAGTTGTCCGATATGCGAGAAGAAGTATCTCGTATTGAAAAGTAATAAGAGGAACAAGTATTGTTCCTGACTTCGTGCAAAGGAAAAGGAGCTTGCTATGGCAGATTTTTTAGAGTTCCCGAAAATGGCGCGGTATAGCCGCGAGGTCATTGTCACTGAAAAGATTGACGGTACAAACGCACAAATCCTCATTACTGAGGATGGTCAGTTTTTTACCGGATCACGCACTCGCTGGATTACGCCAGAAAATGACAATTTCGGTTTTTCTCGCTGGGCGCACGAACACAAAGAAGAGCTTATGGCGCTCGGGGTTGGTCGTCATTTTGGTGAGTGGTGGGGGAGTGGTATTCAGCGTGGGTACGGATTACAGAAAGGCGAAAAACGCTTTTCCCTTTTCAATGTTTCACGCTGGGAAAAAGATCGCCCCGCCTGTTGCGGAGTCGTGCCTATTCTTTGGCGTGGTGATTTTGGCGACTTGAATGTTTCCGCTGTTATGGATTCGCTTAAGTCTACCGGAAGCATTGCCGCCCCCGGATTCATGAATCCCGAGGGGATTGTAATTTTCCACACGAAAGGTAATTTCTGTTTGAAAAAGACTTTCGACAAAGACGATACGGGGAAGTGGGACGTATAACAACGAGTTCGACCTGACAACTTAGTAAAGTTGCAGGTCAACTCAATGTTATGATCCATTCTGGGAGTTGGAAAATGGAATTACCTATTGCGCCGAGTGTCATAAAAGAACAAGAGTTTCAAGACACAAAGTTCAAAATCAAGAAGTTTCAAGATGATTTTATATTTAGCAAAAAACGATTTCCTGCGTTTGTCGGTGGATGGGGAACGGGGAAGTCTCTTAGCTTAATACTTCGCTCTTTAATATACAGTCGACATATTCCCAAAAACTTAGGTATTATTTTTAGGAAAGAATTTGTTGACCTTAGAGATTCGACCTGTAAAGACTTCGAAAAATATACTGGCATGAAGATTGACTCTAAAAGAAATGTAGGGTTTGATAACGGGTCAATTCTCATGTTTAGGCATATCGAGGAGTTGGCAATAATTCAAAATACAAATCTTGGGTTCTACGCCATAGAGCAAGGCGACGAGCTTGAAACAGATCATGAGTTTTTTATGTTATTCGGCCGACTTAGAAGGCAGGTTGAGCCGGACGATTATTTCAAGTCTTTAGGTATACCTTTTAGGTCGGGGTTTGTTATTGCCAATGCTGGCGACCACTGGATGAGAAGGTTGTGGAAAGAAGGGGAGCTGGAGCAGGGAGAGTTGATAGAGGCAAAAACGTTTGACAACAAAGACGTTCTCCCTGACGACTTCCTCGACGGTTTGGAGATAATGAAAAAGACCAAGCCGGAAATATACGCACAGTTCGTCGAGAATGACTGGAACGTGTCGGGCGATAAGTTTGTCATCATTACCAACCAGATGCTTGAGGCCCTTAAAGGATTACAGATTCACTTTCCGAAGAGGTACAAGATCATTGCTTGTGATCCGGCTATGGGCGGAGACGAATGTGTTATCTATGTACTCGAGAACGGACGGCGTATTGATACAAAGATAATGTTTGAACGTGATACAATGAAGGTTGCCGGTGAGTTGATGGTGATGAGCGCCAAGCACACTATAGACGATTTTATTATTGACACGGTAGGGATAGGCATAGGCATAGCTGACAGGTTGAGCGAGTTGGGAAAGAGGGTGCAGAAGTTTAACGGCGCGCAGAAAGCCAATAAAAGTGAGGTTGTGAACCTTAGAGATTTGGCGTATTGGTACACCATGCGGAAGATACAGGATAAAGAAATCGAATACCCGTGCCATGACGATGAAGATTTAAGAAAGCAGTTGGTCAAGGTGTTTTACAAGGTCACCGGGTCGAAGGGGCAGATCAAGTTGTTACCGAAAGATCAGATCAAGAAAGAGATCGGCCGAAGCCCAGACCGCGCAGACTGTTATACAATGGGGTTATATGGTCTGCAATACGTTCAGCCCTGGCGAAAGAAAGAGGGATATTTTGACGAGACGGAAGAGTTGAGTTTTAATCCGAGGACGGTATAATGCTTTGGAATTACAGATTTGATGTTGACGGCATCTTGCAGAGCGTAGAGGTTGCTGACGTTGACAAATGTACTAGATGGGCGTTTGGCCCTGAACTTTGCGGGAGCACTCCGATGCACAAGTTGAATGATATGTGGAATGAGAGGCATGGAGATATTTTTATTCTGGCTGATTCTGATGAATTTCTTGGGGGGATTGAGCGCATTGGCAAGGCATGGTTAGACAACATAGCAACCGCCTAACGATGAAAATCAATATGTCCTTAATGCTCATGATTGCAATTCTACTTCTAACAGCAGGTCGAGGATGAACGGCCACAAAGCCAAACAACTTAGGAAAGCAGCCAAGATAGCGGCACAGCGCAAGTTCAACGGCGACGAGAGAGCGGAGAAGTACGTTTATAAGATGTTTAAGAAGTATGTTTAGTGTTTGCTGGCACGAACACTCTAAAAAATCGTGAAGTGTGTCTGCGGGACACCGGCATAGGCGAATCTAAAGACTGCGGCAACTGACGGGCGACAACGAGCGTCCGCCGCTAATAGGCAACTTGCTTATGAATATATCCGGGCGTAACACCCGCCTTTCATGGGCAGTAGGGCGGGTTAAGCAATCGGAGAACAGGATTAAAGCTCTTGAATGAGCCGGGTAGCTTTCGCTGTTACTAACTGCCCGAAAGACTCGTTCTATCCGGCTCCTGATTTTTAACGAAAGGATTGGCAATGCCAAGAGGCAGACCAAAGAAAGTAGACTCAAAGCAGGAATTGAAATCTTACGCCGAAAATCGTGAGAAAGAGAGAATTGAAGCAGGCCGAACTATTGAGGAGGAATCTGCATTAGACGCAGAAATAGATAGTCAAATTAAAGCAGAGTCCGAGTTAAGCCTTGAACAGCAGATCATCAGCTGGCTTACCCGCAAGAAGGGATTCGAGAGTTTATCCGAGGAACACAAGAAGTTCATTAAAGACAAAGCTCGCAAGATGGTTAAGGCGGGATACGTCATGGAAAACGGTGTCCCGGTGCAGAGAGCGAGGGTTTAAATGGCGAATACTTGTTCAATCCCGGCCATGAGGCCAAAGAAGATAGCGATAAAGAAGCGAAAACGGAAATGACGGAAATACTAAAACAATCGTTTGCCCCATTATCTACTGGCTCTATTCGTATTATTTTCTGCTCTAAGAATGGCAATAGAATCAGCCTCAATGTGGAATCCGATGAACCACTTGGGTTAGGCATTAAAGAGCTGTTCAACAAATATTCCATTTATTCAAAAGTTGGCGGCATGAAATCCGCAGAGAGGCGCAAGAGTGGCCGAAGAAAATAAAAAACTCACGGTTCAAGACTGCTTAAAAAACCTGCGTTATGCTCAGCGCAAGAACAAAGCTTTCTTTGAGAAATACAAAGAGGACTTTGAAGTTTCAGCCGGTAAGCAGTGGGATCCCCAAGACGAGGCAGAGTTGCGGAAGGTCGGGGTCGAGCCTTTAACTATAAATAAGATCAAGCCAATCATCAAGCTCTTATCTGGTATTGAACGGCAGAGCCGCAGCGATTTGGTTGCCTTCCCGGAAGGTCAAGAAGATTCCATTAAAGCCGAAATTGCCACGAAGCTGATTAAGTGTGTGATGAAGAAGTCAAGGGGGCAGAATAAACTTTCAGCGCAGTTTAAGTCAGGTGTGACTGGCGGGGCGTGCTTCTTAGAGCCATACATTGACTATTCATTTGATCTGATTAACGGAGAGTTGAGGTTCAAAAAAGTCAGCGCCGTGAAGATTCTGATTGACCCGGACACGGAAGAATATGACTTGTCAGATTCAAAGTATGTTATCAAAATATCAAGGGGGTTGACAAGGGATCAGCTTCTAGAGTTGTTTCCTGGTAAAGAAAAAGATATTGATAAAGCCGAACACTCAAAGTTCATCTTTGACGAGAAGGGGCAACTGACAACTATTCAGTATGAGGGATATAAAGACCAGGAGTATGAAGAGGGCGAGGATGTTGACAATGTGTCGGGAGATTACGACTTAGCCGAGTATTATTATAAAGATAAAACCAAGAAATATTATGTAGCCAGTAAAACAGACGGAACGCTTATTGAGGTTGACACCAACGAAGAAGCCGAAGCCTACGCATCTACCATTCAGGATGGCGTGATTATCGAAAAAGAAGTCCCTGAAATAAGACGTAAAGCGTTTATCGGGTCAACTGAGATTGAAGATGATGTGGCGTGGACATATCCCAGGTGGAAAGCATATCCCTTAATTCCATTCTTCTGTGAGTGGAACGTCGAAGAGGGTATTAGTAAAGAATTACTCATCCAGGGCATTGTCAGAGGGATTCGATCATTACAGTTTGAGTATAACAAAAGACGGACTCAGGAATTAAGACTGCTTAACTCATCTATCAACTCAGGAAACATCATACCTAAAGGGGCATTAGATAAACCTAACAAAGATAAGCTGCAGAAGTACGGCTCTACCCCTGGAATCGTTATCGAGTACGACGTTGAGAAAGCAGGAGGAACAACTCCTCAGTCCTGGAAAGTCAATCCGACACCATTAAGTCAGGGCCATGCTCAACTGGCGGCAGAGAACGCGCAAGACATTAAAGAGGCCTCTGGAGTTAATCCTGACCTGTTGGCGAATGATAGCGATTCGCAGTCTGGTCGGGCCATTCTGTTAAAGCAGCGGCAGGGACTGGTGATGGTTCAAGAGCCGCTTGACAACTACGGAGAGACAAAAAATATTCTTGGCAAGTTCATTCTCTCGCAGTTGGGAGAATTGTTTACCGTTGAGACAGCCGCGAAAGTTCTGGGGGATTCGTGGCTAGCGAAACAGGACGCCTTTAAAGAACCTATTTTTGATGAGGCAGGGCAACCGCAGTTAGGAATGGACGGAAAGATTCAGTTGCAGACTAATCCGCAGATTGTCGGGCAGGTTTTAAACGAAGTCTTAAACGATGCCTCGTTAGGAAAGTATGACATTACTATCGGAGAGGGTGCGTACACCGAAACGACCAGGATGTCCAATCACATGATGTTGATGGACATGGCCAGTAAGGGTATTCCGATCCCGCCTGATGTTTTGATAAAAGAGAGCAATTTACCGGAAAGTTCAAAATCACAAATTTTGGCGGCACTTGAGACGCAGATGCAGGCGGCACAGGTACAGCCAAAAAAGGAGATCGCGCAATGAGTGAAGAAAAAGTTATCATTGAAGAGCCAGCAATCGAAGAAACTCCTCAAGAGGTTGATGTAACAGGGTTGTCAGCGGAAGAGATTAAGGCCGGAGAAGAGTCTGGAGTAATTCCAAAGAAGAACGATGACCAAGATACTGAAAACGAGAAAGAGAAGCTGAAAGCAGAAGATAAGAAAGAAGATGACGACAATCCGTTAGATCCCGACGATTTCGACCAGATGGAGGAGGCTTACCAAAAGGATGAGAAAAAGTTTCACAAGAGCTTCACGGCCAACGCTAAGGCACTTTATTTTAAGCACAAAAGAAACAAACAGTTAAGGCAAGAGGCCCAGGAAGCACTTGATGAGGCCAACAAGGAAAAGCAGTTCTATACCGCCAAAGAAAAGTCTTACCTCAAACAGTTAGCTGACATTGAAGGGTTGATAGACCGGATTGATTCCGGTGATGAAAACATCACAACAGCAGACATTAGGAAGGTCATAGCATTTAAAAAAGCGGAAGAAGACAGGAAAGAAGACGAGAAGACCGGCGAAGAAAAGACTGGACCTGACGAGAAGCAACAAAGATATTTAGCTGAGAAGGCAAAGAACACCGAGCTGTTGGGGATGAGCAAGTATGAGGATTTCACAATTTATGTTGCTTTGGCCAATGAAGTTGTAAAAGACGATAAAGATTTGGCCGAGCTTATAACAAGGGCATATATGAATCCAGACGTTGACGAAGATCAACTTGTGGAAAAGATTGTTAAGGTAGCAAGAACGCATCCCGATTTTGGGAAGAAAAAAGAAGGAAACGGCAAGGCAAAAGAAGAAACCAAAGAAAAGATTGAACGCATAGTTGCTAATGCGGGCAAAAAGAAAACGTCAGCCGCTATAACTGGCGGATCAGGGCGAAGAGAAGTTGATTATAATGATTTGACTATTGAGGACATTCCTAAATTAAGTCAAAAGCAGTGGAACGACCTACCCGCCGCAACCAGAGAACGGTTGATGCGAGAATCAAGTAAATAATTTTAAGTAGTTAATAATACTTAAAGAGAGCACTTCCTAATCGTCGTATAGACGAATTGCATTTAGGGGATGCTCTTTTTTTATGCTATGACAGTAAAACTTATAAACAATGGAAAGATTTGTTCTCTGTGTGGCGAGTGGAAGCCGATACAGGAATATCCATAAAGAAAGAGGGTACAAAAGTGAGCAATACTCGTTCAATTGATTCCTTGAGGCCGGAAATCTGGTCGAAAGAGCTTTACAAAGATGTTATGGACAATCTTTACTTCACAGCCAACGGCATGATGGGTGAAGGTTCAAATAACATCATCGAGGTTAAGAATGATCTTGAGAAGCAAAAGGGTATCTAACATTGCCCTTGGTAACTATATGCTGGAAACTCCTAAAACCTATTCGTGCTTATTAAGCGATAATCGAAAGGATGAAACAATGGACAATCAGCAGGCAACCGAAGCCCAAAAAGGATGGTTAGCAGGAATAATTGACGGAGAAGGATGTTTATCAATGAGGGTTTATAGAAGAAAGAATGGATATTGGAGATCAAGTGTTTTCTTAAAAGTTGATAACACTAATAAGGAAATTATTGATTGTGTTGGGCACATTTTTTCTTTGATGAACATTCCGCATTATATCTGTGAAAGAGGAAGAACGACATCTCATAAACCTGTGTATCAAATTATTGTTCAGGGATTAAAGAGATGCGGAAATGCTCTTCCTAAAATACATCCTTATTTGATTGGTAAGCGTAAACAGGCAGAGCTTCTAATGAGTTTTGTCGGAAGAAGAATCAATCATAACAAGTTATATGCTGGTAATCAGAATTATTATACACAGCAGGACTTGGATGATATTCAACAAATACGCAAACTTAATCAACGTGGCAGAGGAGTCCTCAACGACTACACGTTACCCCCTCGAAATGAATTTGTCGGGGGAAGATATAGTCTGAACTCTGATGGAGACACAGAGAAGCAAGCAGAAATGACTTGCTCGCTTGCATAAAGCAAGTAGTAACAAATTTGGATACGATTACAGTCGGGCTAACGGCAAAGTTGTCTAACGACGCCATCACAGGCGATAACGAAGCAGAAGGAAACGAAGAGGCGATTAACGCTTATTCTGATTCTGTGATTATCGACCAGGCTCGTTTCCCTGTCCGTTTGACGGGGCTGCTTGATGAGCAGAAAAACGCTTACGACATGAGAATGGATGCGAAAGAAAAAATCTCTATTCGTATGCAAGAGTTTATCGAGCGGCAATTCTTCCTGAAACTCGCTGGCGTCGGTCACGGGTCATTGACGGACGTTAATGGTACGGTTATTTCAGGCGATTACGACTGGTCAAACACAGGGGCGCAGGTGCCCACCGCCGATACAGCCGCCGGGTACGGCGACCGTTATCTTTGTGCTGATTATACTAACGGTGCGGATTCATTGGCGACAACGGATCTTCTTACCCCTGAGCTTATCAGCAGGGCGCGGGTCAAGGCTTCGTTGGCAAGTCCGAAAATCCAGCCGCTCAAAATTAATGGAAAGAACTTCTACGTCATGTTCGTCCATCCGTGGCAAGCGTATGACCTGAAGAACAACGCTACTTACGCACAAGCACAGCGTGAGGCGGCTGTTCGCGGGGAAAAGAACCCGATTTTCACAGGCGCATTGGGTGTCTGGGATGGGGTTATTGTCCATGAGCATGAGTATGTTCCGTTCTTGGACATCTCGGTTGTTGGGCACAACTTCTACGCAACGGCTTCCGGGACTGACTTCGGCGCGGACTGTTTCCGTGCCTTGTTGGTCGGTCGTCAAGCTGGTGTTTTCGCTCGCTCTAAGTATTCCAATATGAAGGGCTGGGTGGAAAAGACGTTTGATTATGACAATCAAACAGGGTTCTGCTCTCGCATTATCGGCGGGATTCAGAAGTTGACGTTTAATAGCAAAGATTACGGAGTTATATGCTGTGACACGAGTGCGACCGCTCTCGTTTAGTAACTAAAATAAATGATTTATGAGGGTTGAAGGGTCGCTCCCCGTTGATGCCTGGTTCATTAACAAGCCCTCGTAAATCATCTTAACCAGGAGAAAAGCAATGAAAAGATGTTCACTTTGTAAGGAAGTAAAACCGTTCGAAGAATTTTCACCTAGAAAGTCATCTAAAGACGGTTATCAGTATCAATGTAAAAAATGCCGAAATAAAAGGTATTACGATGATGTCCATGATGAAGAACGAGCCAAGAGAAAGCAAAAGTATTGGGAGAATCCTGAAAAGAAACGTGAACAGGGTCGGTTGTCGTATTACCGCAATCACGAATCTAATCTTCTTAAAAGAAGGACAGAAAAACATAGGGAAGCGATACGGATATATCGAAAGAAAAATCCGGAACGTATGCAAGAACAACGAAAACGCAACTATGAAAACACCGAGAAAGAATGGATTAAATCCTTGTATGAAGCTAAACCCTGGGTTCGGATTCATCATTGCATCCTTACTAGGACAAATAACAGGGCGCATCCGTATTATCACAGAGGCATTAAAAACTTCCTTACTGTTTCAGACGTTGAATATCTTTTTAACAGAGACAATGGGTGGTCGATGGAAAAACCGAGCATTGACCGCATAGATAGCAGTTCAAATTATACATTAAGAAATTGCCGTATTATTGAGCTTACAGAAAACTTGAAGCGGCAGAAAACAAAAGGGAGAGATTAACATGGCAGACACACAATATGCAACTGAGTTTGCTGGAAAATTCAAGACCGTCACGGTTCTTGTTGATGCCGGGACTCGGACAAATACAGTCACTATTGCCGGGATCAGTACGATTCGTGGCGCGCAGGTCACGTTGGCCGAGGCCCCAACGGCTGCAGCGGCGCTTGTTGAAGTTACTCATAATGGTGGAAATATTGCCACGATTCGTGAGTATACTCCGCAGGGGACGCTGAACACTCAAAACGCTATCGACTTTTACCTAACGGTAATTGGCGAATACTAAGTTTGGTTAAGAGAATGGCAGGGGCCTGGGCTTATCTCCAGGCCCCGGTACCCAAGAAAGGAATCGCTCATGCGAAAAGAGTTACTGCTCGGTTGCGGAAGTCGAACGAAGAAGGACTTGATCTTTGACAATCGAAAGGAGTTTGAGGGGCTTGTTCGTCTTGATATAAACGCAGACCACAAGCCAGACGTTGTGTGGGACCTGACAGAACACCCATTACCGTTCCCGGACAACGAGTTTGACGAAATCCACGCTTATGAAGTCTTAGAACACTTAGCGTACCAGGGCGACTTCAGGTTTTTCTTTAAAGAGTTCACAGAGTATGCCCGCATACTAAAGCCTGGTGGGTTGTTTTTAGCTAGTGTTCCACGTGGAAAGTGGGTATTTGGCGATCCGTCACATAAACGGGTTATTCAAAGCGAGACATTGGTTTATTTAAGCCAAAAAGAATACGAACAGGTTGGTGTCACGAATATGTCGGACTTCCGAAACATCTATAAAGCCAACTTTAAGAAAATATATGAGCAAGAGATGGCTTATAAATATTTATTCATATTGGAGAATGTGAAATGAAAATCTTGATTTTGATGCCGATGTATAAGAGCATGGATGCGCATTGTGTTATCTCGCTAATTGACTTCATTCAGAATCTGCATGAGGACGGACATACGGCGAGAATAGTTTTCACTCACGGATTTAATGCCGCCAAAGCTCGTAAACAACTGGCATGGCACGCCGTAGAGAAAGAAGGATTCGAGTATGTGCTTTGGTTAGACACTGACCACGTTTACAAGACAGAAAATCTTTATAAGCTGGTTGAACGTATGGAGAAAGACAACCTCCCGATGTTATCGGCCACTTATACCATGCACGGATGCCCAGACACGGCTCATGGGATAACTGAGGGCGACAAGTTCCGGCACTTTACCCAGGATGAGCTAAAGAAGGGCGTTATTGATTGTACGGTGGTTGGGTTCGGGTTTTTGGTAATGAGGTGGGAGTTCTTAAAGAAAATGTGGGACACTTTCGGAGATAACCTTTTTGTTTTAGATGCTAAAGATAACTGTACCGAAGACGTTAAATTTTGTCGGTGCGCTCTTGATGAAGGGTATCGGGTGTGTTTCGATTCAGATGTAAAGGTTGGGCATATAGAAGTGGCGGTGCGATATTGAACTTCTCATTTTGTCTACCTAGCCGTGGGGTTAAAGGGCCAGTCTTAAAGATGCTTGACTCGTTTGAAAGAACAACGAGGTGGAAAGACAAGATTGAGTTTCTTATCGCTATTGACGAAGGAAACAAAGATATTATTGAAGATATAGAGAAACAAAAGTATAGCTTCCCTGTTCTGTTCTTTGAGCGTCCGAAAACAAGAGATTTTACAAATGATTACTATAATTGGCTTGCGACACGGTCGGTTGGTAAGATTATCGCTGCTTTTAATGACGACGCATGGATGAGAACGGATAGGTGGGACGAAAAGATTTTAAGAACGGTGAGTGAATGGGGAGTGAGCGTTTTTTGTTTGGATGTGCCCGATACGGCAAGGTTAAAATACAAGCACACGTTTCCTTGTTTTCCATTTGTTTCAAGACGCGCATTGTGTTCTATGGGCTTTCTTTTAGTCCCGGAAGTTAAGATGTTCCCGGCGGATAAGGTTACGTTCTCAATTTACGAACACGCTCAAAGAGTTATTCCTATCCGTGACGTTCTGATCGAGCATGAACATTCGATGGATTATAGTGGAGAGAAGAAGTTCATGTTTGATTGTTTCAAAGAAGATCGGGAAGGAAAAGAGATTATAGATATATCTGAATACATTTATAAAGCTCTACTGGTAAGTCAGTCAGACGCTTTAAGGAAAAGTAAATTAAGACGAATAGTAAACATTATCAAGGAGAAATGACATGGCAATTAATGACACCGACTATGCGTCAACGTTAGCAATAACTGATGTGGTAAATAATGGCGCAGCGGGGACGGTAGCCGTTGACAACGCAGGAATGTCTCAAGGGGCATTATACACACTCTTAAATAGCATTGTTACCAACTGGAACGCAATGCTTGTTAAGGTCAAGGCAGACGGGGCAAACAGTACATATTCAACGTATGCCTGCACCGCGCTTGCTTCTCAGGGCCACGGATTATCGGCAAGGGGGATGCACCAGGCCGACTTGGTCGCAGCTTTGACAGAACTGGAAACAAACTTTGCGGCTGTTCTTGCTTTGTTGGACGCGGATTCACAGGTTGCGCTGGAAACATATACAGCCGTTGCTGCTGCGGCAGGCACGGGGTCAACACTCAACCTTAATGATACGGTTGTTGGAAGCAAAGGGTTAAGCCAGGACGCTATTGTCTCTTTTCTTGATGATTTTGTTGCAAAGTTCAATGCGGTCTTAGGCAATCTTGACATAGACGCGCTATAAGGGGGCCATAATACAAGGAGAATTTTAATGGATGGAGCCGCATTATTAGCATATATTCTTCGCACGTTTAAGCGCACAGATAAAGACACGGAGTTGTATGAGGCTATTACAGACACCGTGATTGATATGAGCCTGCGCTTCTACCCCGAACAGCACAAGACCAGGTCATCTGCATTAACGGGGTGTACAACGGTTGGCGATTATTCGTTGACACTTCCTACTGACTTTGGCCATCTTATCGGAGACGTTACGATGATAGATGCCACAAATCAGCAGAAATACAATCCATTAAGGCAAATCTCAATAGAAGGATACGATAGGCTTTATCCAGACAGGACGCTTGATGCGGCTTATCGTGTGACGGGTGTACCTCAACACTACTGTCTTTATGGCGGATCAATTCTTGTCGGGCCGGTGGTTGACCAGACTTATTATGAGTTCTATATCAATTACACGGAGGAGAACATAACCGCTATAGTTGCTGGGACAACGGACGTGCCGTTTTCGACGAACTATCGTGAGGTTGTTAAGGCGGGGGCTTTAATGCGTATATATAACGATCTTGAAATGTACCAGGAGGCGCAGATACAAGAGAACAAATACGAGAACGGTATTGCAAAGATCGCGGCGAATGACGAGTTAAACTCAAATGCGACAAGTTCAATCGTATATTCGGGGATATAATGGCATATATAGCAGAATTATTGAATGGCACTAAGTCTGTTAATCCACTTGACAGCCTTCTCATTTCTTTATGCCCCAGTTGTCATGCAAAAATCCATTGGTCTAAAGAATAATGGGAAGAACATTTTAAACTTTTGATAGAGGAGAGAACAAATGGCTAACGTGCCCACTGTATCCTGGAGTGAATCAACGCCCGCGGGGAGCGATAACGCTTCTGCCGGGGATGATCGGATAAGAGAATTAAAGACTCAAGTGAGAGAAATCATCAACGTTGACCACGACTTTCCATCGTCAGGTCAAGCGGCAGACAACGGTCAGCATAAACAGGTCACTTTACAGGAACAGGCCGACTTAGGAACGGGTGCGGTTGGTGCGACGATCTTGGGTTCACAGACGGTTAGCGGTAAGGGAGAGCTTGTTTACACCGATGAAGATGACAACGATATTCAGATAACAGATGGCGGAAAAATAAACGCGGCAGCATTGGGTGGAGTTTATGCAGTTGACGATCTAGCTGCAGTCGCTGCGATTTTAGAACACGTTTATCCTGTTGGGTGTGTTGTCACGTTGGGCGTAAGCACAAACCCTGGAACATTATTCGGCGTGGGCACATGGACGGCGATTAAGGGAAAGGTTATTGTTGGTATTGCTGATTCTGGAACGTTTCATACGCTAGACGCCACCGGCGGTGCCGAGACGGTAACTCTTACCTCAGCTCAAAGTGGTGTCCCTGCTCACGCACATACCGTTCCGTCAAGGACAGACAACTCTGGCGCAGGAATAGACAATATTGTTGTTGAAGGACAGTCTGGCGGGTCTGCAAGCACTGTGCCTGTTAGCGCTAACTCCGCAGCCAACGCTTCTGAAGCTCATACAAACCTTCAGCCCTACATCGTGAAGTATTGCTGGCAACGTGTTTCGTAGCAATGGCTTATGAAAAAAGGATATAAATTTACAGAGGACATCTTAATGCCTTTAGCTCTTCAAAAACGCGGTTCAATACTTCTCATTGATGGACTTGATGTAAGCCAGCCTTCTGAGTATATCTCCGATAATGCAGCCTCTGTTGTCCAAAACTTTGAGGTTAATAGGGGTCTTCTATCCAAACGTACGGGGATAACAGCATTAGGGGATGCTATTTCAACCACTCACGAGATCATGGCGGGCCGTGAGCTTATCCGTGAAGGCGTGAGGTACAATGTTCGTATTGGGTTAGACAAGATTGAACGATATAACACCGGAACATCGGCCTGGGTTGATATTACGGGAACAGATTTAACCGGAACGACAAGTGATTTAATTGATACTGCTGTCCCGGTGTTGTCCGGGAAACGTATACTTTGTATTACCAACGGAATTGACGCAATACGGAAATGGACAGCGACTGGGAACACTGCGGCCTTAGGAGGTACGCCGCCGGTTGCTAAGTTTATTCAAGAATACAAAACATATCTTGTGTGTGCCCATATCTTAGGAGGAACAGATATTGCCCAGAGGGTTCAATGGTGTGATACAGGCGACCCTGAAACGTGGGACAGTGGCAACTCGGGGGCGGTGGATTTAGTTGAGGATGGAGAGGACATAACTGGACTTAATATCTTCGGGGATTACGTTGCTGTCCACAAGACAACGTCGATTTACTTAGGTGCCCTAGTTTCAAGTAACGACATATTTAGGTTTGACCGCCGTTCAGTCGGGAAAGGGACGATAGCCAATCACACAATCGTCAATCTTCCGACGGGCGAACAGATTTACTTGGCGGATGATGGGATTAGACTATTCAACGGTGTTTCCTCTCCGTTTGTAAGTTCTTCCGTTAATGATGAAATAAGGGATGAACTAAACAAGAGTTATGCTTATAAATCCTGGGCTGTTCTTGTTAGCGAAAAAGACGAGGTATGGATTGCTGTTCCTTTAGGTTCGCAGACCACACCGGACACAATATATAAATATAACTATGTTACACAGAAACTGTATAAGGACACGCGAAGTGGTATAACGGCGGCATGGCGGGCGGTTACGGCTTCCAGTTCGCAGACATGGGATGATATTGTTGGTTCATGGGACGCGCAGACATGGCGATGGAATGATGCTTTCGTAAACGAATCGTTTACTGACATCTTTTTAGGGTCAAGCGCGGGATTAGCTTATAGGGTTGATAATACGTCTAAGAATGACGGGGCCGGCGCGATAAACGCTATCTGGACAAGCAAGAACCATCAGGCCGACGAAATTGGACAGATGTGTAGGTGGTTAGAGTGTCATTTGTGGGCAAAGGGGTCTGGTTCTTTGACAGTTGAGTATTCTGCTGATAGTGGGGATAACTGGTATGAGATGAGTGGAAGTCCGTACACTTTGACAACCGACTTCCCGACCGATGATAGTCCAAGCGTTTTTTATTTTGATACTGTGTCAACAAAATTAATGGTTAGATTCAGAATAAACGCAACAGGGTCAGTGCTTTCAATTAAGCAGTTTAAAATAGGAATGAAACCAAGAGAGTTTAGGAGATGACAAAATATATAGGTATCGGCGCGAAAAAGATTTTACCTGTTCCGAAGACACCGTTTGAGCGGGATTTAATAGTAGCTTTAGAAGACACGCTAAGAGAGATCGAGGACGCGTTAAAGAATTTAGAAACGACTAATGATACTCAACAGGCATCGCTTGACGATCATGAAACAAGAATCACGGCTTTGGAGCCTTAAAAGGAGAGCGAAATGGGATTCTTCGATACAAAGACCAATACCACGACATTAGAGCCGATGCTCACCGAAGAGCAAAAGCAAGCTCAGGCGTTGCTTGCTCAACTATCCCAAGGCGGGAATATTGCTGGACTGAATTTAGGTGAGCAATACGGCGGTTCACTGGGTAACTTTACCCCAACAGCTACCGAGGGATTAGCGGTAAATAAGATTTATGACTTACTTAATGCAGGAACACCGTCCGCCCTATCCACAGCAGAGAACACACTTACAAAGCTATCAGATACGACCTTTGACCCCTCTGACCCTTCGAGTGGATATGCCGCTTACCAAAGACAGGTAGCAAGGGCGCAGAACGAAGCAAACGATGTGATTAATAGGGAATCTGCGATTACTGGTAACAGGTTTGGCGATAGGATTTTAAACACTAAGTCAGATTTAGCCATGCAGGGGCAAGACTTGCTTTCGTCCAAGTTAGCTGAGCTATTTAACGCGGGGCAGAACAGGGCTTTAAGCGCCGCCCAGGGGCTTACGGGGTTGGCCGGAACACAGAATACCATGCAGTTGAACAATATCAATACCGCATCCCAGGTCGGGGCATTGCAAAGAATGTTAGATACCGCAAAAGCCCAGTCGCAGTACCAGGAATGGCAAAGGGCAAGGAACGAGAAACTAGGGACGGCTTTAGACGCGACTAATTCTCTTTGGAATAAGAATGTTCCTTACGGCATGAAAAGCGCCACGACATCATCTGTCACGCCACTTGGACAACTTCTTAATGTTGGATTGACAGCGGCAGGAACGTATTTTGGCGGACCGATAGGTGGAATGATTGGGTCGACTATCGGTAGTGAGATCACAGGTGCTGATAATTCTGGGTCTCTTGGTGGATTATCACAGCTTTTAGTATCAGGCGGAAACCAGGATGGTGGGTTAATAGGAAATCTGTTAAGCTCATAACCGTCGCAAAGTAAAATACTAGGCTATTCCACAAGAGACTATATTTAAGGGGGGTTAGTAAATGTCCGCAATAACAGATATGTTGTCAGTAGCAGAATATAACAGACAGAACGCCATTCTTGGAGGCGCTCCGGCCCAGGCCTATACATCTGCCGTTGCTCAGAAAGCTATTGAAGAACAACAAAGAAAACAAAAGCTAGAAGAAACCAAGACAGGATTTGCCAAACTTCAACAGCTTTTAAACAGCGAAAGCCAAGACTACCAGAACAAGTATGAGATTAAACCTACGTTGAGTCCTTCTGGGGATATTGGGTATGGGTTGAAAGAGAAGTCTGATTCGGATATGTTTAGCCAATCGGTGCAGAGCGGGGCAAGTCCTATGCAGTTAAGAACACAGTTCCCGCAATTTGCTGATCAGATTGACAAACTAGAGATTGCCGGGGTTTTTCAGGGTGGTACATCCATCCCATCCGCACCACAAGGAACAGCTATAAAACCTATGGCGCAGGGGACACCAATCCCAACACAAACAACCGGGAACCGACAGCCTAACCTTATTCCTAAAGGATATGACGCTTTAGGCAGACCTACAGGGTATGAAATTGATCCGATGGTTCAGAAGCAAGCTGAATCACGAATCAAAACAGGCGAAGAAATTGGAGCAGGGTCAAGAATGGCCGGGCAGAGTTTTAGCAATGTGGCCGGGTCTTTACAGGAATTATCACGAACATACGCAGACGCTTATCGCGAAGGTGGTATTGGAAGTAAGTTAAAAGAGAAAGTGGCTGAAGCGAGGCTGTGGGCTGGTGGCGAACAAGCAGAGGGGCTATCTGCTACATCGGCTTTCCCTGGACAAAAGACAGAGGTCATTGCTAGGATGATGCCATTACTTACTCAGCAGGGCGATAAGCCTGGATCTGTCCGGCTTGTCCAGACCGTGTTTGATAAACTAGAAAAAACTTTACCATCATTGAACACACCGCCAAAGAACGCCCGGCGTATGATGGAACAGTCTATTCGTAATATGTTCAGGTTCGCAAGGGCATCACAAATCATGGCTGAAAAGTTCGGAGTTACAGACCAGTCTTTTGAATCGGCTACTCCCCAGGAGCAACAGATTATGTCAAACACGCTTTCGCAAATGGCTGATACTGTTACATTATCTCCAGACGAGGAAATGGGTGTTAGCGAGATGATTAACGCTGCACTTGCGCCGATTGATGAGTTGGAGCAAGGGGCAGAAGGTAGCGACACGGTTCCCCAGGTCGGGCAATCATTTAACGGTGAGAAAGTCATTAACGTAAGAAGGATTAGATAATGGCAGTTTACGAGATTACGACAGATAAGGGCGTTTATCAGGTTGAGACGGAGAATAGTGATTCTTTATCTTCACAACGTCAAGACCGCTTTTCTTTAAAATCAGATCAACCCGGTGCGTATAGTTATGGGGATGCTTTTAAAGATACAGGTAAAACACTTTTAAATAGCCTTGCTGATTTAGGCGAGAATACTATTGACACGGTTAAGAACATCCCTAATGTTCCAGGTCAATTATTAGATGCAGTTAAGCATCCTATTGAAACAGGTAGAGCCATTGGTAGCTCTATTAAAAATAAGGTTGGAGAATATAACACCTTAGACAAGTTTGCGAATAAAGTTTCTACTGATCCTATTGGATTTGGGAGCGATGTTGTTAGTACGGCGTTGTTAGTAAAAGGTGGCACAAAAATTATTAAAGGTGGCACAAAAATTATTAAAGGTGGCGGGAAAGCTATTAAGTCAGGAGTTAATAAGGCTACTTCTCCAATTCGTGATTATGCCGGGAATAAAGTATCTAGAATTCGTAGTGGAGCTAAGAATTATTGGAAACAAGAAGTTAAGGCCTATGGAGATTCCATTGATTCATTGGCTGGCAACACATCTTCTGTCCCGTCGTCGGATTTAGTGCAAAAATTGACAAAGACGATGGTTGATAGAAAATTATACGATACTTTACAGGATAAATGGCTAAGACCATTAAACCCGGTTGATTCTAAACTTGTTAAATCTTATGAAACATTAATTCGGGCAATAGACAAAGAAGGGAAAATTCCCGTTTCAAAAGTAATTAAAGAATACCAAAAGATAAGAGATTCTGTTCCTATTGATAGTATTAACGGGAGAGACGCTCGAATGGTTGCAGGGGATGTTATCAACGGAATAAAAAACCATATTGATGTAAAGGAATTTAAAGCGGCTAATGCAAGGTATGCTGATTTCAGAAATAATTTTGATGCGATTGATAGAAAAATAAATGTCTGGGGGAACCCTCTTGAAACTGGAAAAGGGGAACGGTTTCTAACTAAAAGTTTATCCAACACAAAAGAAGCCAGGTTGATAGGGAAAGCTATTGAAAGTAAAACTGGTCAAACATTAAAAGGCGCAAAACTTATAAACACGATAAATAATATTCCAGGGATGAAACTAATAAAAAGATGATGACTTGGATAATAATAATTATGATATTTGGATTCTTGTTTAATTGTATAGTAAGTGATTAATAATTCAAAATAAAGGAGAAAGTAAGATGAAGAAAATAGGTTTAATCGTAGCAATGTTGATGATCTGCACCCCAGCCCATGCTAATAGATTTTTTGTTGAAGAAGTAACACTAAAAGACACATCTGGAACTGAAATCTCAGCTTATGCCCTGACCAGCGGAAGTGCTGTTTACACAACCCCGATTCAGGTTTATAAGAATGTCGGGTTTATGTCCTTGCTAGTTATCGAGAACAAGGCTGGTGGTGCTGGTGATGTCGATATTTCCGCTGAATACTCTTTGGACGGAACAAACTTCTATACGGCGTATTATACTGATTTAGACGGGACACTTTCAGCAGAAGGTAATATTGTAACAGCTCTTGGGAACGTATCGAGGTGGATTGTCTACCCCCCGAAACTTTCTAAATTTATAAGATTCAAACTTGATCCAGACGCAGACTCACAAATTACTCTCACTATGATTTACCAAGAGATGAGATAGGAGACTGAAATGAAGAAATTGTTTTTTACTGTAATATTACTGTTTAGCTCAACATCATTTGTTTACGCTGGAAGGGGGATGATATGAAAAAAATATTATTAGGGTTAGTCTTGTTGTTGATATTGCCTTGCATTTGTCTTGCTCAGATGGGTACGGGGCCGTTTGGGGATGTTTCAGGCGGCGGTTCAGTCTCCGACACCGAATACGGTGCGACATGGGACGGGGTTACGACCGTTGCTCCGTCGAAGAATGCGGTGTATGACAAGATGGAAACGCTTGGTGCTGGCTCAGATGTATCAAGCGTTGGCGACTGCACCGGAGGGGCCTGTCTCGACGGAACGATCGACGGCGGGACGTCTATCAGCCTTTACGACGGGGACAGCAATAAAGCGACGATAACAAGCCCGAATATTGCAAGCGATACCGCGTTTACCTTGCCTTCGGTGTCTGGTGCGTTGGCTCCGCTGGATTCGCCGGTGTTTACTACACAGATTACTACTCCGATCGTTTTAAGCTCTTCATCTGGGACTCTGACATTAGGAGGAACTGGAGGAATAAACAATGAAAATATTACTTTAAATTTTGATTCAAACGCGAACAGGTGTGTTATAGGGTCAAGCACAGGAGCAACTTTACGGACTTCTTTGCAATTAAGTTTAGCAGACAACACAGTTATGGCCTTTGGAGATATCTCAACGCCTGATTATAGAATGTTGTGGAATTCAACTGCTGACAATGATCTCTTGATAGAGGCGATTGGAGTCGGTTCAGACGCATCTTCGGGGTATAAAGTTTTAGCTGAACTTGGAGACGTGGCAGATACAGATCGTTATCCAGACGCCGACTGGGCCTTTGGCGCAACTCCGGCAGACCCTTCATTCTGCACAACATCTTCAGACGGGACACAAAAGCTCGACCATCTTTGTATGCAGTACGACCAAACGGGTACTGGCCTTGGCAGAGTTGCCACAGGGCAAGGGACTATCTCTTTAGAACCAGCAAAAACCAACGTCCTCACTTTAAGTTCTACAGCGGCAACAGTGACAACTGGCAAAAATGTTGTTGTCGGTTCAACTCAATGGAACTCCGGCGACTCGATAGACGGCACGAAGGTTGCGAATGCTGATTTGGGGGATATATCGTATTCTTCAGGTGTCGTAACAGTCGAAGAAATTTCAAACGGAACCGCAGACGTTGCGCTTTCTAACGCAGGGGAGGTTTACTTTAATGAGACAGATGAACAACTGTCTTTCCATTCCGGAAGTAACGGCGAGGTCTCTGGCGAAGTCGCAATTTCGATATTACAATCTTGGAAATTTTCGGTAGACCCTGGCTCTTGGTACGATTCAGATGCAGAACTGTTTATTGATAAATTGGGCAAAGAAGCACCCGAAGGCGTTATTGTTGACCAGTGGGATTGCCAATGTAATGTTAATCCTGACGTTGAAATAAATGCTAATATCATGTATGCCGACGACT